AGTGCTGAGGATCAGCTACAGAAAGATCTTCATAGAAAACGTAATAGTATCTGGACTAATTTATTAGGCAAGACTGACAATGATCTTGAAGAGTTCATGGCACTGGAGCAGATACGAGTGAAACATGATAAGCTACGAGAATATATGCAACTATATGGTAGAGCAGGATTGTGGACTGACTATCAAGCATACTGTGCTGAAGCTCGTAAGGCTAGGAAAGAAGCCGCAGAAAAAGCTAAAAAACGTAGAGAAGAAATCAAAGAACTAGTTTTAAAAATTATTTTAATTATACTAATAACTACTTTACTTGCAGGTGTAGTAACTGTACTTGCAATTATAGCTAAGAAGAAAGGTATCATATGACTGCATTTATGTTGGCTTGTTATCTTAATGGTGTGGCACAAGGAGCAATCTATTTTAGAAATGTTGCTGACTGCACATTTTATACAGAGTATTTAAGTAATCAAACATATGATAGTGCTACTGGTGAGAACATGGAATACAACTGCATTTGTAAACTTGTACCACGAGTAGACGAAAAGAAAGTGAGGGTGTACTAATGTTACAATTATTAGGACCAATAGCAAATATTGCTACTACATGGCTTGAGGGTAAGAAAGAAAAAGCTAAAGCTAAACAGCAATTAGAAGTTGCAAAGGTTCAGGCACAAGTAAAGAAAGTAGAACAAGATGGTTCATGGGAAGAGAAAGCTATAGATGCTAGTGACAATAGTTGGAAAGATGAAGCATGGACTATAACTTTTATCTTACTTATTGTTGCTTGTTTCATACCTGCACTACAACCATACATATCTGATGGCTTTAAATTTTTGCGAGAGGACTGTCCTGATTGGTTAAGTTATGGTATTCTTGCATCTATAGCCGCATCATTTGGATTGAAATCAATAGCAAAGTTAAAGAAATGAACATAGAATTACTGCGAGAACAACTAAAACGAGATGAAGGCTGTGTTAATGCTGTGTATCTTGATCATTTAAATTTACCTACTGTTGGGATAGGGCATCTTGTCACTGAGTGGGATCAAGAATATGGTAAGCCAGTTGGCACAGAAGTATCTGAAGAGAGAGTCAATGAGTTATTTGAACAAGATATTGAAACTACTATTGAAGAATGTAAGTATCTTTACAGTGACTTTGATGATCTTCCAGAAAAAGCACAACATATAATTGCGAACATGATGTTCAATCTTGGTAGACCAAGACTATCTCGCTTTCATAAAATGAAAAAAGCTGTAGATAATCGTGATTGGTATGAAGCCGCATACGAAATGACAGACTCAAAGTGGGCAAAACAAGTGCCAAATAGGGCAATGAGGCTTGTTGACGAAATGAAAAGTCTGGGTGAATCAACGTAATTCTAGGGTACAATCATACTAGAGGGGGTCGTTTCCCCCTCTGTATGGCTCTTAAATCAAGACTTTTTTTCGCTTATTGCCTGTCTGTAGCCTGTATCTACATGAAACATGACAAGTTGGCTTCTTCCTGCTCTTCCTTTACGAGTAGTGCCATCTCTCTTGATGAAACCTTTACGTTCTAGGGTAGCATATCTAGGTGTGATACTTCCCTCACGAAAAGCATCTTTGAATCTCATACTAAGATATTGAAATATCTGATCGTGAGTGGCACCACCTTCGCCATGTGCTTGAATTGCTTTTAATACAATCTTTTCGAGTCTATTGGTGTCAACTTTCTCGGCGGCTTCCCACGACGTTTTGGGGTCGTGGGTTCGCGCCTTCGCTTCACTAGAATGGTACTTCATCTAATGCCTCCATATCATCATTGTTATTAATAGTAACTACATCATCACCACCTACTCTTGGTGTTTTGTCACCAATACGAGCAGACAAATATTTTGTTTCACCATCTTTAGAAACAGACTTCCAACAAGCAAGTCTACGTTTCTCCTGATTTGGTAACTCAATAGGTCCACTAAACTCAGGTGCATTTTCTGTAGTTTTTTCATTTTCAAATAATGTACCTACTTTTACATAGATATCTCTAGCATTGCCACCATCAGGCAAACCTGCCTTGATGATGACAATTCTATGTTCAGTACCATTACTATCTAGTTTACCTTGTACCAAGTAACTTTCATTTGCTCTTGGTTTAAAGAAACTTCCTTTATCTGTAGTATCATAATCCATCATCTTCTCCTTTTGGTATTGGTTTGGATATGTTTACGTTTGGCTTACTAGCCTCATTACCATCATCATCTTCTGATGGCAGACCATATACAGCTTGTAGTGTATATCTCTTTGCATATGTAATAGCTGATCCAATCTTCTGAGGATTCTTCATACTTACTTCATCAAGAAGTATTGGTAGCTTGGATACATATGTATTGTCATCTGCTGTATGACGTACAGTAGTAACTACTACAATATCTCTTTGATAGTTCTTCACTTCAATTTCTTGAGTAAAAAACAAACCAAATTGATTGCCTTGATTAACTGCTTCAATAACAGATTCAAGTTTGGAATAGTTACTTCTGAAGTGTGGGTTCTTGCCATCTTTCTTGGCAGTCACCGATAGTTTTTGGAACTCAAGCATAGCACTAGCTAAGTTATATACTTTACTAGGTGTTGGCTTTTTGATATTACTTTTAGTATCTGTCATGTATTACCTCCATTATACAGATAGGTTATAGGGTGAGTTGGGTCTACTCACCCTTTTTCTTTGTGATGCGAACTGACCCTCGCTTATCTCGCTTGACTGATAAGACATCATTATAGATCTCTGCTTCATCAGGCTTGATCTCTTCTTTGAGCAGCTTCTTTGCACTCTCAAACTTTTTAGCTGTTTCTTCAAACATCATGTAAGCATTCGTAGCTTCAGTGAAACTGTTGCTCTTTGATACATCTCGCTTTGTTTTGCCATCTATCTTTATGGCATCTTTGATTGCTTGACTTGTTCTGAGATATACATCTTCGGGTTCTTGTTTGTGTACAACATAATCCCAAAAGGCTTTGATCTTATCAAGCATATCATCTTGATATTGTTTGCTACTATCAATGATTACTGCATCATACTTATTACCAAGTATGACGGACAATAAACATTGCTTTGCTTTTGATATGTAAAGATAGAATTGTATCTGTGGCATATAGAAGTTAATCATATTCTCCATAGTATTCATGCCATGAGTATGTTTGCATTCGATAATCATATGTTTGTCTTTGTCATAGCCATCAACTGTACCTTGAAATGGTATGCTACCATACGACATTTCAAATTTTTTCTGTGCTGACCATTCATAATCAAATGCTCTTTGTGACCAGAGCAAATTAAAGTTCTCTGTTTCAACACCAAGTAAGACATGAAACTCGTGTGATAAATCTACACGACCAATCTTACCTGTCTTGATTTTGTAAAGTTCATTCCATTTACCTGTCATGATTGATACCATATCAGATCCTCTGATATAGTTTTCTTCATGAGCAGATAGTCTTAGTTCTACTGCCATTATTGCCTCCATTGTTGCTATCAGCATACACTAATTATTTAATTATATCAAGTATTTAGATATAATCTTTATGGGTAGATGACATTCCTGCAGGTTGCAAGATGTCATTTTTATCAGGTACAAATAATATTGACTGATAAAATTCATAGTAACTTTTTATCTGTACTTTTCCGTATCTATCACGATCAGATACTTCTACTGGTACATCTTCAAAATATTCATCTTCCATCTGAACTCTCCTTAATTGCTTTGGCTAAATCAAAAACATAATTATCTATAGTATTACATTCTATTTTATGTTTTTCTAATTCGGTTTGAAATTCGTCTACAGTCATTCTTGAAACTATACCTAATGCACAATTTAATTTCCATTTATCTTCATCATACATATCAAACTCCTTTTGCTGATAATAATTGTTGTGATACTGACTCAACCAATGACTTACGATAGTAAAGCATTGGTTGAACAAACTCATAGATCTCTGCCAGTGATGGGAAGAACTTACTCTTCAAACATATCTGGTCACAAGCATACTTGAGTATGTCCGCAGGTATGTGTGACAGCTTACCTGCATAGACACGAGCTTTGAGTGCCATATCTTTTTCTGTGAGTGATGACTGCTTTGTGGTGCATACCATAACCTCTACGATCCATTTCTCAATATCTTTTGGATCTGCTACTGTCATACAGTATCGCATTAGTTGTGTCACTGACTCTTCACGAGCAACAAGTGCATCAGCTACATCAGATATGCAAGGCATATCCCATCTGAAAAATATATACTGATTATTGACTCGTTCATTTATCTGACAGTTCAGTAATGACTCGATAGTAGAACGAATTGTCTTTGTGTGATTGTTTGGTTTCTCTGAGTACTTTTGTATTATTTCTTTTGCGACTAAGTTGTTTGTCACACCATTTGCAATACTCTTGATCCCAGTTGGATCTTCGATATTGGTTCGTAATGTAGAAATGTTTGAAATATTTGATTTCTCTGTCATGGTTTACCTCCTTGTATTTATCCATGATTGTTTGGCTTGGTTGCCATTGGTTAGTAAGTAGCTTCATTGTAATCACTCCAGTATTCGTTCCAGAGTTCAACTGCAATGTCATTACATAGGTCTTTCTCTGATTGGAACTTTGGTTTCATTTGATAGTTGATGAATCGCTTTACTTGTGACACATCTTCTGACTCTGACACTAGTCGTTCCAATCCTTCGATTGATACTACTTTATCGTAGTAATCTTGGATTTGTTTTTTTACATTACCCATTTTTTTTATCCTCCATTTCTTTTAGTTCAAGTTCACCATATCGCATAGGTAAAACGATACTGATGTTACACTTATTGCAACAACGACCTTCGCCTACTGGCTGAGCATTGTTGCCTTCTGTCCAATAAATAGTACCATCAGGTTTACGATCAGGTTCTATTTCTTGATGACATATTACACATATCATTTGAATAACTCCTCAAATATATTATCAGGGATTACAGCAACCCATCTTGGGTTACCAGTTTTTCTTTTATACAGAGCAATATCTCTGTTCACTAAAGTTTTAAATACACTAGGGAACTTATCTACTGCTCTGTATTTTATTTCTACTACATACTCTTTGCCATTAATCATAAGTTTAATGTCACCAGTATGCTCCCCTCCCAAACTTCCTGAGAGGGGAACTCTTTTACAAGATAACTTCCATGAGTTAAATAATTTTACAAACCAGTTCTCATGATAGTTACCTTTGATTTTACTTTTCGAGGGCATTGATACACTTCTCTTTTATCTTCATTAGATTTTTATAAGTACCACCTAATTTATCTTCTTCTTCATTATAAAATTTTTCTTGAATAAATTGCATAGTAACTTTGATAGCTATTAATTCTTCTTTAGTAAATAAATTTTCATCAGGATTCACTAAGGCTTTTACTTCAGCCATACTTAAAAACTTTTGCATTAGAACTCTCCATCATTAAGTTGCACAGTTAAATATACCTGCAATGCTTCGCACCAACAAAGCAAGTTGAATAGTCTTGGCTCTTTGTTTTTACGTTCCCATTCACCAAGAGTTTTGGTATCAGTGCCAATATTCATAGCTAGTTGTTCGATAGTTAGTCCAACATCTTTTCTTTGTTGGACTAACACATCTATTATTTTATTGTACTGATACTTTTGTTCAGGGGTCACGACCTGAAGTTCATATGTTTGATGCCACTATCATATAGTATATCTTCAATCATATCTGATGCTTGAAGATCAGGGTGGTTTTGTTCCCACATACTTGTTGTCTTAGCAGTCATCTTATTAATCCATACCTCAGGGTGTAGATCACCATATGGTTTAGTACAGAGTGTTATGTGTTTGTATATATCTTTGTACTCAGATGGGTGAGATGCTCGTGCAATATTTTCGCACATCTTTAGTTCATTTGTCGTGTATGTTATCAACTTAGCCTCCATTAGTTGAATATTGAGTTTGGTCTTTGCATATAGCTTAGCATTTTACTATTGCGTTCGACAACTGTTTTGTTCGTACTACTGACATTTTGTGGGTGAGATATCCAATGTGTAACTGCATTGTATAAACCCCATTTGTTTTTACCAATAGATTGTTTGTAATCCCACCAGTGATTTAATAAGTTTTGATACTGTGTTTCGTTGCGATACTTACCATCAACTGTTGGCTTAGGTGTGTAAGTTAAAGTACAAAATAAACTATCAGCATCTTCATCATTTACTGATGTATTGTACCAATCACGATATCGTTGCTCATTGTTCTTGAATAATGTTACTGATTCTTTGATGTGATCAAACTGATAGTTAAAGATGCCATTATGTTTTTGTCTGTAGTAAGCAATCTTATCTGCTGTAGTACAACCATTCAGACACCATAGTCTTAGACCATTTGCTTCAATCATGACTGACCACATACCATTGTAAGAGTTGCGAAGTACAATCTGAAATGCAATGTAATCTTGTTGTGCAGGATCTTTAAATGATATGTTTTTGGATATCAACCGTGCTTCCATCATTGAGCCTGACTCTAAAAGCTGCACTTGAAATATGTAGTCGTTGTCAAGTTCCATCATCATTTCACGAACTGGATCAATGATACGATCATGTGTGACAGGTCTGTATTGTAATGAATGACTGCCCATGTATTCATTAGTATCAGTTCTGATAATCATTTGTTTATCAGGGCAGTCTATATCATGTATGATACCTTCATCATTGAAGATACCTTGCATTGGTATTGATTTGATAGGAAACCAATACTTTGCAGGTTGGTCTACCATTGTTGCTAATTTAGTTATATGGTTCATGTTTACCTCCGTGTTAAACCATTGGGTTAAATGCTACTAGACAATAGATCATAGTAACAAACGAAATGATACAGAATATTATCCATATCAAATAGATTAAAAAGAAATTATCCATTAACTTATCCTTCATATTAGTTGATGTTGTGTCACTTATTATGTGTCATAGATTCGTATATCTACGGAACGTAAGTTGCAAAGATTCCAGATGCCACCACAGCACAGTCTAGTGACTGTGTGTGATTAGCATTTTTAGTGTTGTACCATGTTGGGTTGTAGTATTTAGGGGATATGTTTAGGTAGGTACAAGCACAAAGGTATCGTGGTTGACATAAAAAAAGGACAGATTTCTCTGCCCTTTTGTTAAGTTAGTTAGCTTCTTGGATTGGCTTAAGATCTTTGCCTAGGATATCGTCAACATCATTAAGTATCTGCGACTTATCTTTAGTAGAAGATTTCTTCCAAGGCTTCCAAACATCGCCAGTTACTTCTTTGTGAACTGCCATATCTGCATTGAATCTTTCCTCTAATTCATTAAGTTCAAGTTGCATTCGTTTGTAGATATCAACTTTCTTTGCCAACTGAACGGATACAGCTTCAGCTTGCTCAGTAGGTCTTAGTGAAGCGATCTCAGCTTTAACTTCTAGCATCTGTTGACATTTGTACTGGATAGAATTGTTTGCAACGAAACAAGCATCTCTTGCTATGGATTCTCTTGTATAAGCATTTGATTCGCCTGTGTGGTGCATGACAACTGCTAATTTTAAGTTGTAAAGTTCCTTGTTTACTTTGATAGTTTTCTTCATGATTTTCTCCGTTTTTACAAGATCAGGGAAGTCTGATCCATGTCGTAGCGAAAACATTGCAATTCTGAATACAACAAGAATCTAGGTGGTAGGGGTGGTCCAAGCCATTTGGCTTGGCGAACCACACCACCACGCTTATTCTTGTTGTAGGGTTCACCCCTGATGTGCGTAACCGAAATGCGTGGCACTCCTTAGTGCCACACAATTCGCACATCAGTTCTAAGAATTGCTATGTTATCGTGGCGACATTCTTGGGATCAGAGTTCAATGATCGCAGTAGAAACGGATTAGAAAATCACGAAGAAAAGTGTCAAATCTCTTGTAAACAAGAGGACTTTACAACTTGAAATTCGCTGTTGTTTTTTTAGTATGCACCACACATTTTAGTAGGCGAATCTAATGCTTATCCTTAAACAAGAGAATCCATGCTTACAGCAAGAGATGGTATGCTTTCGTCAAACAATTATAGACTGTACGAATGTCTTTACAGATTCTTGATGTAAAAGGTGATATCGGTTTACTTAGTCCTACTTGCACGGTGAAGTTGTAGCCTTTCTGTTGCCTTAGCAAAGAAAGTCTACAAACGACCATGCAACTTAGGACTTATGAGTTAGATGAAAGTGCAGATATCTGTTCACGAAGAAGTATCTGCTATGTTTGGTAAAGCCTTATCTTCTACTGAAGATAAGTCTACCAAGCAGATACTTGTTGACGTTATCCGTCTTTGCAAAGATCTCAATCCAAGATGATAACGTACCATAACAAAAGACTAGGCAGAGAAATCTGCCAACCTTTTGTTAGGTCAAGCACAAAGAAACAAATAGTCAATTCGCCACTGCGAATTGTCCATACTTGTCCTTTGTGCTTTTTTAAGACGTTTCTTTACTTAGCTAAGTCATTGTTATTACAAGAGAATAAAAAGCCCTTGACAGGGCTTTCGCCTTACCCCATAAAAAGGGGGTAAGGGGGATTCTCTTGTTAACAAAGACGAAGCTAACAAAGAAACAGACTGCTCTAGTTGATACGATTGTAGCATTTGGTTGTAGTATCACAGAGGCAAGTCGTAAAGCTGGATATGCAGAAGGTGATTCAGGAAGAGTGACAGCCAGTAAGGCTTTACGGTTGCCTCATGTTCAAGAGTATATGCAACAGAAGATAAGAGAAAGCATTGGTATAAATGCTACGATAGCCTCAGCTAAGGTACTCGACCTAGCACAAGGCGCTAAGTCAGAGTACGTTCAGCTAGAGGCTTCAAAGGATATACTTGATAGGGCAGGCTATAAACCTACAGAAAAATCTATGACACTTGTCCAAGGTAATATCAATGTGTCTATAGACTTGACTTGACAGGGGGGTTCAAAAATGTTTGTTTCTACATATGACATGGTCTTACACAGACATTAATGTTCAAAAAGGTTCGATATGGCTAAGACACCTGCATGGCAAAGAAAAGAAGGCAAGAATCCTAAAGGTGGATTAAATGCTAAGGGTCGTGCCAGTTATAAAGGTGGTACACTGAAGCCACCAGTTAAGAGTGGTGACAATCCCAGACGAGCTTCTTTTTTAGCTAGAATGGGTAACATGAAAGGACCTGAGAGAGATGCTAAAGGCAAACCTACTAGATTATTATTATCGCTTCGTGCATGGGGTGCTTCGAGTAAAGCAGATGCTCGTGCAAAGGCTAGAGCGATTACTAAACGAAATAAGGCAAAAAAGAAATAAGTATGAGTTTATTAAGATTCAATCAGCAAAGGAGAAAACAATGCCCTATCATACAATGAAGAAATCCCCTATGAAGAAAAAAGCTAATGGTGGTGGTCTTACCAAGAAGCAAAAGACTTTACCAAAACAGCTACAGCAAAAAATTATGAAAGCTAAAAAGAAAAAGTAATGGCTAAGAGTAGAGTCAACGAGGCAGGCAACTATACCAAGCCTACTATGAGGAAAGCATTGTTTAATAGAATTAAAGCAGGAACTAAAGGTGGAAAGGCAGGACAGTGGTCTGCTCGTAAGGCACAGATGTTAGCCAAACAATACAAAGCAAAAGGTGGAGGCTATAGATGAAGAAGGCACTTACTACTAGACAGAAAGAAGCTCTTAAGAAACATAGCAAACATCATACTGCCAAGCATATGGCAAGTATGCGAAAGGACATGATGGCAGGTATGTCGTTTACAGCTAGTCATAAGAAAGCACAGAAAAAAGTTGGGAAGTAATGGCAGATCCAAAAGTAGGAACTGGTAAGAAACCAAAGGGTACTGGTCGCAGACTTTATACAGACGAGAACCCAAAAGATACTGTGTCTATAAAATTTGCTACTCCTGCTGATGCTCGTGCTACTGTTAGAAAGGTTATGAGAGTTAGAAAACCTTTTGCTAGAAAGATACAGATCCTTACTGTTGGAGAGCAACGAGCAAAGGTTATGAAGAAAAGAGCAGTTGTAAATATTTTTAAAAGAGGTAAAAATAAAATACGAAAGGCTCAGGCATAATGGCACTATCTAAATCACAGAGATCTCTTCGTG